GCCCGCCCGGTGCTCCGAGAGAGGCGGTCCGGCGGCGGCGGAGTACGTCGCCGGGACAGCCCGGATAGGGCGGCGTGCCGGTATAGATCAGCTGCCGGGTGCCGGTGGCCGATGCGGCCAGCGTGGCCATGATGGCCTCCACCTGGTCGTCCGTCAGCTCCTGTGCCTCGTCATAGACCACCAGCGAGATGCCGTCAAAGCCGCGGGCCGCTTGCCGGGATCGGGCCGAGAACTCAATGCTCCCGCCGTTCAGAAGCTCGATGCACTCCTCGCCGTTGGTGTAGCGGATGTTTTTCACCAGTTCTAGCACCTCCGGGTGCCGCTTGTCGGTAAACATCCGGACCAGCCGGTTAAAGCTCTTTTTTGCCGTGCGCACCTGATGGGCGGTGTGCAGGATCTTCTCGCCGTTGATGACCATTCCGAAAAACTCTCGCCCCTCCAGGCACACGTTTTTCCCGTTCTGCCGGGGCACGGCCAGCCCGGCAGAGGTCACGGTGTACCGCCCGGATGCATCCCGGCCCAGCCAGCAGTCCAGCACCAGCTGCTGCCATTCATCCAGCGCATTGCCGTAGGCGGCCATCAGCGCTGCGGCGTCCGCACCGTCGGTCGTAACGCGCTCCGGCTCGATGCGGTATCTTGGAATCTGTGCGCCGGTCATGCGTCCTGTTTTCTCCGATTCTGCACCAGAGTGAGTACGCTTGTCGGCTTAATGTCGGATATTTGCTCTTGCGGCACCTCCACAGGTAGGAGCTTAATCAGCATATCCAATCCAGACAGGTACGTTTTCCACAATGCCTCATAAGCCCGGAAGGCCGGGTTCTCTCTCACGCCCGACTGCCCACCACCATTGTCATATTCCACCGTGATGCCTTCCTCACCGATGGCTTCCCTGGCATCGTCCAGCTTGGATTTCATCCACGAAACATTCAAAATCACCGGGTCAAGCGACTGGATTTTTTCGTCATTCAATCCGTTTTTGGCCAAAAATTTAGCCAGTTTTCTGCGCTCTGCGGCAGACCTTTTCGCGATCTCCGCGCGCGCGCGATTAGAAGTATCTGCTGCCACTTTTTGCTTCTCCTTCCTGTTTTGATACCACCCCCCAATCAAATTGTTTTTTGCGGGGGTAAATCGGCGCTGGACGGCTTGGGGTCGCCCGCCGGCCGGGGCGGGGGACCCTCCCCACCCCTTACCAGCTGCCGTCTGCAGGAGGCCTTTGTATGCGGGTGTGCTGCGCAGAATTGGGTTTTGCGGGTGAAAGCTTGCAGCCTTTCTGCGCGTTGCACCAGTAATGCGCAGCCTGTAAGTTGTCCCAATCTTCAGCTGCAGCCCGCGGGGACGGATAACCGAACTCGCGCCAGCGCGCAACGGGGCGTATCTCATCTACCACAAAGCTGAGCGGGTGCGCGGCATCAGATGGTTCGTCGTAATGGATCGGGCCAAGGCGCCCGCCGCAGATTCCGCACGGGGCACCCATGGCTTTCAGCCGTGCCCGGTGCTTTCTGCGCAGGGCTCCGTTGGCATACCGGGGGTTAGTCATGAGGGGTGCCTTCCTGCGGCAGCTTACGCCGGGACCTTTTCAGTGGCCGCTGGTAAGTCCAACATCCGCCGGGGCCAAGTTTATATTTTTGGCGTTTACACTGCGTAGGATTTACGCAACGCGGTAGGGAACAGATCACCCGTTCGCTGTTGCACATACGCCAGATACAGCGGGCGCAGGGGTTGGTTGTTTTGTTGTTTTTATCTGCCATGGGTTACACTCCAAAACAAAAGAGGGCAGCCGGTGGGCTGTCCTCTCAATATTCTATGATATCAATTCTAGCACTAAAAAATCTTGCACAGTATCAACTTTTAGCCAATTCCTACGCGTTGCGCAACATTTTCCAAATATTTGCGGCGGCGGCGATAGAATTCTATCCGGCTAATTCCCGGCACTTCCAAGCGCTCGTATGTCCAGGTGCGGCAGGCCTTGCAGTTGAGTGCAATAGCCTTTTGCAGCGCGGCCCGTACCGTGGCGCTCTGGATGTCCGCCCCGATCTCATCCGCGGCGGCATCGATGGCCCGCATGATCTGCACATCCCGCTGTGTCTCAAGCTGCTGGATCGCCTCGGCCTTGTCGGCGGTGATGTCGTTGGAATTCCCGCCGGCGTGCGGCAGGTACACACGCACGGGCGCGCCGCAGCTGGTTGTGGTATCCACAAAATTTGTGCCGCTGCGCAGGATGATCTCATCCACCTGGCGCTTATACTCGGCCTTGCGCCTGGCCTGGCCGCGCACCAGCTGCAGGGCAGCCAATACGATGTCATTCGGCAAGCGTTTGTTTTTCCCCACGTGTGTATACCTCCCTTAATCCGAAATATGGCTGTCTCTGCGTTCAGGTGTCAGGATCTCCGCCATGTGTGTGCGGCATATAAATTTTTGATTCTTCATCATCCACATGCGCGGCAGCTTTCCCAGCGGCTCCCCCGGCGGTATAAGCTGCCGCCAGCAGCACGGACAACACAAAAATACCCATAGTGCAGGTCAGGATGGAAAGCAATATCTGTATCATCATGTATCCCGCCTTTCGCCGCGAGAGCAGAAATCGTCCGGGTCAGCCTGCCCGCACAACGGGCACTGCGTTGTGCCATAATGGCAGCATTGGCTGCACCGCGGCAGGGCCATCCTGTGCAGGCGCAGTGCATCGGCAAGACGCTTGATGATATACATACCCACGCATACCACGGCAGCGCCGCAAAGCATGATGGCAGGACATGCGACAAACATCAAGACAAACGCTGCTGTTGCACTTGTGAAATTCTGCTCAAGAATGTTCATTCGCGCCACCTCACAGCACTTTATACGCCTTGCGCAGTACCGCACACCCATGCAGGCTGCACTCATGTTCCAACCCACAGCCAAGACAGGCCTCCGGGCGGCGTTCGGTTTGCAGCCGCCGAAGCTGCCTCATTTCCGCCGGGGTCATTGTCTGGGTCTGCCTGCATTCACCGCATTCATGGCAGGTATACTCTTCTGCATCAGAGGTCTGACACCGGCTGTTCTGGGCGTCAAAAGTTATCTTTTTCATTCGATTTCCTCCGTCCACCAGTCCCATGCACAAGCATCACATTCATCCGTGCGTTGCGAATACTTTTTGCAGTGTTCGCCTGTCAATTTTTTGTTAATCACGCATGGAAAAATTGCAATCGCACCCGTGTCAGTGTTGATTTTCGCATCTGGGTAAGCCTTCAAGAACTCGCTCTGGCGGGTCTTGTCCGGGTTAGCGTTACTCCACTTTTCAACGGCGGTATACATTTCGGCAAAATCGGCAGCTGTTACGCTTGCCATGGTTTTGCGATCAGCGCAGCAGGGCAGTGCGCACAGTGGGCAGTCATACCCGCGTTCGCTGTCATCACATGTACCGCCGCGCTGTTTGCACAGTCGCTGCATTTCTTTCCAGAAGTTTTTTGGTTCCATCGTGTTCCTCCTTGATATTTCATCAAAAATTGTCTCCGGCCAGAATGCGAATGGGTATTCCGCCGGGGCGGGGGATAACGTTGTATTACCTGCGTTTCCGGCGCAGCTTGATGTATAGCCGCCATTCGGCCCGCTCCTCGTTATAGCTGGGCACAGCCCCCAAAAACCTGTAGCCGGGGTAGCGCCGCTCCCAATAATCCGCATCGTCCACGCGCATGGTGCAGGCATCGGCCAGCTTGCGCGGGGTCCAGTGGGTATCATTGGGGCGGGGATAGGTGGGCCGCTTTAGGCCGCGGCTGGCGTGCCAGCTTTTGCGGCGGCGGGGGTATTTCAGCATGTACTTGGCCAGCCCTTCCAGGCTGTCGTGTTCCGGCTGCAGGCGGTCAGCGTTCACGGTGCCCAGCGGTTCCCGGCTGCGGCCGGTGCACCACAGATCTTCCAGAGCATCACGCAGGGCGGCGCGGTGGGCGGCGGTCAGACCGTCCACCTGCAGCACCATGTGGTGATGGTATCGCACTTCTTTCAGGCCGTTGGCCGGGTCGGCTTCCTGGTTTTCCGTCACGCACACCCACTTGATGGGTGTTGCATCCTGCCAGTTTTTCCGGGTCAGCCATCGGCGCACCCGTTTCAGGTAGTTATATACGTCTCTCCAGGCTGCTTCGTCATCGTCCGGCAGCCACGTGTCTTCGTAGGTCAGGGTCAGCGCAAAACCGCGCTGGTCAAAATTTGTGTTCAGCAGCTGCACCAACAGCCGCGCCGACCGTTCCCGGTTACGCTTTTGCTGGGCAAGGCTGCTGGCGAACTTCTTCTTGCCGCGGGGGCCTGCCCGGTGTTCCCGCTCAGTGATCCAGCAAAAATCTACCTCGGCATAGCTATCACCGCAGATTGTTTTCTGCTCTCGGATGTATTGCTTTCTGGTAGTTTTCATGCCGCTCACTTCTTTTCTTTCTTCGGGGGAGAATGGACCTTGAAATAACCCCTATACAAGCCGCCCAAACGGCCCCCCTCGGACCGTTTGGCGGCAGCTCGCCGCGGCTGCGCACCCACCTGCTCTCTCTAATAGGTAAG